TAGATGCAATTGCCTTCTCGGCTTCCGGCCATCTACCTTTGATTACATCCAAGGCGTAGTTAAATGCTGCAGACGGATTAGATGCAATTGCTTTCTCAGCTTCTGGCCATCTGCCTTTGATTACATAGCGGGCGTAGTTAAATGCTGTAAACGGATCAGATACAATTGCCTTCTCGGCTTCCGGCCATCTACCTTTGATTACATAGCGGGCGTAGTTATATGCAACATCCGGGTTAGATGCAATTGCCTTCTCGGCGCCCAGCCATCTACCTTTGATTACATCCAAGGCGTAGTTAAATGCTGTAAACGGATCAGATACAATTGCTTTCTCAGCTTCGGGCCATCTGCCTTTGATTACATAGCGGGCGTAGTTATACGCTACAGACGGATCAGATACAATTGCTGCTTCGGCTTTCTTAAATAATTTAGAAAGAACTGGATGCTTGGTTCTGAAATAAGTAAGTGTTTCGCCATTAATCGGTTTATCCCTTGCATCCATAAATTGGGTTTTGCCGAAATGAAACTGGTATTTGTCACCCGATTTATCACGCCAGACATATAAAGGATCGCCGGGTTTACTATATACATCGAAGTTATTATCTTTCGTTGCGGCAGTACACCACTTGGTTCCTTTTCCAAGCTTACATGATGCTGCTGCTGTCTCGGGTATAGCCAATTGTCCAAGGGGTCCGTTGTATAATACCTTGCTATTTGGGACAACGGGAAAAGTACCTGTGGTATCTGCGGTATCTGTCTCATCTTTTTCTAATTCGACATTATAAATCTTATCCATTTCGTCTTCCAGAGAACGAAATGTAAATTTATTAATATCTCTCTGTTGCATTCGTCGCTTTGCATTTTCGAATTTCACAAGAACATCATTAATTCGGTTGATGTCTTCCAGCCGGAACTGCCCGCGGATATACTGTCGTGAAAGCCACTCTACATATTGTTTATGCTTAGTAGGATCGATTTGCTCCAAAGATGATAATATAGTATCTATGTCTTGATTTTCATCTCGTTCTGCTGCCTGCACGAGTTTATCACCCAGTTTTACTTGGGTAATATCTCTCTTGTATTCGAGTAGAAGTGTTGTGAATTCGTATAGGCGCATTTTTAGATATTCAGTTGATATAACTATTTAAAAGGGCATAACGCCCTTTTATAAATTTTTAATCTCTGCCTATGCCTATGCAGATGTTAAACTAGCACCAGTATTCTTAATTCTGATAGGGATAAAAATAAATTCAATTGCCTTAACTGGCTGAATTGCAATATCAATCCATAGTTCGTTTCTATCTATACGAGCTGGTGTGTTGTTTGACAAATCGCAAACAACCAAGAAGTCATACAATGCACGAAGTGTGATTAATTCAGACAAGAAACGATCGAATGCATCCTTAACTGCCTTACGTGTTGTCGAATCGTTTGGTTCAAACAAAAACGGCATAGCAAGATTGTTAAGTTGGTAGCGCAAGTAGTTTTCTAGACGAACTACGTTGATACGGTCTGTTGCACTCGAGAATGGCTGACGTGTCTTCTGTCCAAATACAACGATACCGCCTGTAGGCATTGTACGAATTGGATTAATACCATTTTGATATAGAATATCACGTTGGCCTTCATTTAACTTAACGGGAATAAATTGTCCCGAAGAGTTTACGTAACCGACCGCGCCTGCATTATTAACAATGCCGCGCTGCAAACCTGCTGGAGCAAACCACGGATAAGCAACTTGATCGTTATATGCAATTGTACGGAGAGCCATGTGTGTTGGCGGAACCACTACATCTGTTCCATCAACGTTTGTGCTTAGTCCACTTGGATACCATGCACCAAAATACTTACTAGCTGACACAAGACCATCTGCACCATTGCCAAAGGCAACACTTGCGTTGGTTGCCCAATTCTGTAATGCTGTTCCTGTAGCAGATAGCGTAAATGGTGTATCACCAAGAACGAATGCTGTATCCTTACGATCATCATTTAGAACAAGCATTTCGTCGATTGCCTCAACATAACCTGGTGCAGCAATCAAGTTGAAGAACAAATCTTCTGCACGAATTTCTTCGTTTGAAGTAATGTCAGACTGAATTGCACGAACAATCATAATGTTCTGTGCGCCTGCGCCCATGTAAGGTACGCCACCTGCATTATTTCCCGAAACATTAGACCAACGACCCAAAGAGCCGCTGTTTGTGTTGTCTGGCGATGCTGTTATGCTATCAAATACATACGGAGCTTGCCATTCCTTAACATTGTCTGTTGAATAACGTGTATTCCACAACATAAAACCAGCTGGATACAAATCTGCATCTGGTGAATCTGGATCTAAGTCTGGATTACCCGGACCGCCGTTATACTCGCCGGTACCACCTTGTGTATATAGTGGATTTGGACGAGCATCTGTAAAGATAATACCGTGGTTAGATACTTGATCTTCATTATCAACTAGAACCCATGCAGAACCATTCCAGTACTTTATAACAGGATATGGATCAACATCTGTATCTACCCAAATATCATTTGCAATAAGAACCGGAGCAGGAACATTATCTTGTGGATCACTTGATTGTGCATATACTGTTGGATCTAATGGACCCGGTGGTACATCAACGAATGTGAAACCCGGTAGGTTAACGTTCTGCCAGCTACCAGCACCGTCGGCAATAAGAATATCAATAGTTACCTGACCGTTTCCGTCAGTGCCTAATTCGGCATTAAACCATAGTTGACCATTTTCTGGACCCGATGTAGGAACAGTCACTGAGCCAACGATAACTGCCAATGGTGCCCAAATGCTGGTTGTATTTTTTCTAAATTCCAACGAATTTGTTGCAGCAAGCGGCAACAATCCCGAAATTACGGGCTCAATATAAACTTGTCCAGCTGATCCTGTTGGATTTGTGCTGTAATATGTATCTGCTGCTGCATCGTTAATAAGAATCGGTGCTTCTACTTGCACAAATTGTGCTAAGGTTGCATCCATTCTACGAAGTACAAGGTTTGCACCCTGGGCTGCTGATCCGGTCTTAACCCAATATTCTTGTGTTGTTGAAGTCAATGTTAAGTCTGGCCATACGGATTGAATTGTTACGTTGAAAGATGCTGTAACAGTTGCGGCAACTAAAGCAACCGATGGCACTGCTGAAACAGTAAATGTTGTTAAGCCGGTAACCGATGTAATTACTGTATTAGCAGCAAATGTTCCTGTACCTGCTGTAACTACTGGAACCATACCGGCTACAAGACCTGCTGTTGATGGAACAGTAACAATTGTACCAACAGAAGATGCACTTAGCGCAGTCGAGGCATATGCTTGATTTCCAATTTGTACCCAGCCTGTAGATGTTTTAGTCCAGTACGATAGTGTGCCTGATGCTGTTTGAAATACGACCGCATAATCTCCAACTACACCGTCAGTTGGAACAGGAACGTTTGCAATACCTGTTGCAAAATCATAAACAAAGTCTGGTGTTACCGATGTCCAAATTTCGTTAGGGAATGTACCCGCACGAACAAATAGACCATATGCAGAACCGCTCGATGATTCATCAAACCAGTATGTACCGGTTGCTGCTGGACTTGTTGGCTCAACCGGGGTAGGTTCAAGTTGTGTTGTATTGATATCGGCACGAACAACCCTAGTTAGATTTGACAATCCAAGATATGAATAAGCAGCTAATAGACCGTATTCATTCAATGGATATCCATTTAATGATGTGCCACTAACAGAATAGAAAACTGGGTCGCCGAACGTCTGAACTAAATCTCGTTGAGAAGTGATAGACCAAACTTTTCCAGCATTAGCTTTTGTTGTGCCTGGTGCTACTTCTGTTCCATCAGGTGTAGATTTGTCTTGTTGTGTAGCAATGAAAATTAGGGGTACTGTGCCTGGGCCTGCACCGACATTAATGCTTTGATCAATGACTGAAATACTTACGCCCGGTGATACTAGATTGCTAGCCATTTTGTTAATTCTCCGATAAATAATATAAATAGCCACTTGGCTGTTTTAAGTATTTATACAAAGGATGTAAAAAATGACAGGAAATGATGTGGTGATCAATGGCGTTATTTACAAAACTACTAATATACTGAATGGGAAATGGTACATAGGCAAAGATCAAAACAATAATCCCGAATATTTAGGAAGTGGAAAATTGTTGTCAAGGGCAATCGCAAAATATGGAAGAAGTAATTTCAGAAAAGAAATATTATCAGAGGCACACACAGTTTATAATCTATGTGAATTAGAAAAGAAATTTATAAAACAATTTAATGCCACCGAAGATAAAAATTCTTATAACATTGCTACAGGCGGAAACGGCGGCAATACAATTGCCGGATTTTCGGAGGATGAAAGAGAAAATTTCAGCAACACAATGAAGGAAATATATGTAACCATGCCAGCTGACAAGAAACTAAAAAGATCTCAAAAAATATCCAGCGCACTGAAAGATAAACCAAAGACAAGAAGTCATAGAAATAAAATCTCTAAGGCAAAGACAGGAATTAAACAAAGTGCGGAAACTATAGAGAAAAAGAGAGCAATAAGTAAAAAATTATATGACGAAGGTATAATTTGCCCACCGAGGAATGATTGGACAGGAAAAATTCACACAGAAGAGTCTAAGCTAAAAATGTCTATATCCAAAGAAGGTGTAAAAAATGTAAAAAAGAGATTATTTTCACTTGATGAACAATTGCACATTCAGAAATTGTATAAAGAAGGTATTAGAACAGGTACAATTGCAGAAATGTTTTTTACCACAGGCCCCACAATACTACGTTATGTACAAGAAGTAATTTTATAAATAGATAATTTACAATATTTTATCTATTATATTTTTTATCTGAGAATATAGTTCTTCAGTTGATCCATTATTTTGAACTTCCCAATCAAATCTTGATCCCACCCACGCCCATTCACTAAAATGTGCTGTAGAATATGTCTTTGTCATTGCTTCCTTGGCAAGAGAATTTCCCTTATTTGCCATTAGCG